TATGCGGAGGTTTTTGACGGTGATGTTGTCACCGTTGATCTCGATGGTTGTTGCTGCATCTATTCCACCAAGTGTAAAAGTAGGCATCAGTGAACCTGTACCGAGTCCTATAATGGTTATACCACTGACATCTATGTCGAGGTCTGCGGCACCACTTAGAGTTTCGGCATAACCTGGAGCTACCAAAATGATATCTCCCTGGTCTGCGGTACATCTACCTACAGCGTAGTCGAGGGTTGCAAAAGGTCTGGACCACGTATTACCGTGTTCGCCATCAGCGGCATCCTGTGCGTTAGTGGCACCTGAGTCTACAAAAAAGACAGATGCTTCCGGCAGAGGTACGCCTATGCTAGCCAATACAGCCACTACTTCTGAACTGTACTTGTCTATAAGGTTTTTAAGTAACATATTGTATCTCCTGTATTAAAAGTTATAAATCCAGGGACGGTTATAGAAAGGAGGAACTCGCTATACCGCCCCTGGTTACTATTTACACCAAGGTTGCTTCTGTGATGTCAGTGAGCTTTATACCCTTAACATCAACAGGGGCTACCAACTTGTACTGCCAGAACGGAGCTTCCAGTACTTCCTGAGATGCACCCGTTGAACTGTGTGCAATCTTGAAGATACCTACGTGTCCGCCGAGAGGAGCAAGAAAGCTTACCTCACCGTCAACTCTGCCATCTGAACCTCCAATATGAGGTGGTACATATCGTTTGATATTACCGCCACCGAACTTGAGGGCATACAACCTCTGCTTGAGACACATCGGGGATATGATCCACCTCAGTACCCTTCCGTTAAAGCTGTATTCTACTTCGTCCCAACCGCCTTTGACGCTCAGGGCTTTACCCGTCCTGTCGTAGTTCATGCGGTTGTTATAGAGATTCGGCTGCTCAAGATACTTGAGCGTTACACCCTGAGTTGTCAGGATAGTATCAAGTCCGGCACCAGGATATGCATCCAGATACCCACCGATATACCCATTCATCACAGAGTCTGTCAGCGGTCCGTTTACCGCAACCACCTGACTCTTAAACTGAGGATAGTAAGCCAGGTCGAGAGCTTCTGCCGCTGAGGTACCACCCATAATAGTACCTGAACTCTTTATCCAGTCTTCAAGACCCCAACTAACCATAGGTCTCGCACCACTAGCATACCGGCTGCATCCAGCCAATACGATCCAGTCAAGAGCAGCTGGTAACACCGCCCACGTATCTTCTGCTGCAGTATATGCAGGGGTAGCACCAGTTGTGCTAATAAGTGGAGCAAGGGTGACTGTCTTACCCAGATAGTCTACACTAGCTACAATCAACCGTATATACAGGTTATCATATGTACCACTTGATCCTGTATAGTTAAGCACATCTGTACCATCAGCAGCAGTACCAGTCTTCAACTGGTCACTAGCATCATCTGCTACCAGATCAACACTCATGCCGATACGGAAGTTACTTATCCTGCCGTATGCTTCATCAAGTGTAATCTGACAATAATTTGATAATGTAGGGTGTACATTTACTGCCGAAATTCTACCGAGTACATCGACATCGTAGGTGCCATCAGAACCTGTGTATGAGAAGAAGCTTGCTGCTTCTACCATAGCCTTGAGGTCACCAACTGCCTTGATATCCCGTACTACTTGTTCGATCTGTGTTGCACTCAACCTGTCAACCTGCATCCACGTAGTGGGTATGCTGAAGTTACCTGTAATCTTATGAAGACTAAGGGTACGCTTCAAACTTGAGGTATGAGGTGCTTCTATAGCCGTTGGGAACGGTGCCAAATCAGCATGGGCAGGTGTTAAAATCTGAGCTTGTTTGCCCAGGGTCTGGGTCATATCAGGACCTGAGGGATTTGCATACTGGATCAAACCTGCTACACCAGTTGCAAACAAATGATTAACCTGCCAACCCTGACCGATACCTTCACTCTGCTTTACCGCCTGACTAGTCTGTTCTATATACTTATAGACAGGGGCGATTTGAGGGAGGGACTCGTGCAGGACTTTTGGCAACTCATCACGTATAAAATTACTTAATACACTAATAGCTGTAGCCATCTGTACGTCTCCTTGGTTCCTGTATAGGAACGCTAACTAAAGTCTTTAACCGTTTCCTGCGGTCTGCCAATCAGATTCCTACTTCTGTAGCCTTAGGCTACTTCTTGCTGCGTAGGAATTTCAACGCATTTTGTTGAACCCGCTGGATCGCATTGGATATATAATTATCCGCTGCTGAATCTACACGTTTGATTGGTTCATCGGCTTGGACTTCAGCCGGGAGTTCGCCAGATGGGCCAAGTCCCAACACAACAGTATTGGTTTGCTTGGACATCCTAGTCGGGATACCGAATTTCTTGAGTATCGTTCTAGCCTGTTGAACGGACTCTTTTACAACTTCGGGCCCGAATTGTCCCGTTGCCAGAATCTTTCCACGAACACTCTCGTGTACTATTTCTTCTATGGCACTTCTCATTTCTTCACGCTGCTCGTCATCAGTATCGCCTATTATTTTACCAAGAATCTCGTCTTTGTCAACAAAATTCTTTACACTTTCTGAAATTTCTGTCCCTGCACTCTTAATTTGTTGTTCACGTATCCACTTCAACTGATTCTGAACGTCAGGAGAGAGGTGTTCGGTTCCCACAGAATTAGGTGTAAATGTCTTAGGTGCTGGGGTATTGGGTTCTGGCATGTTCTTTCCCTTTCCATTTCCGTATACTGCTTCTGAAAATTCTGACGGGTCTACACCGAGTAAGCCCGCTAATTCTGATATGTCTTCTGGTGTTGGGTTATCAGACTGTGACACCTCCGCGAACAACTCACTGATCCGTACACCCCTGTTTGCCTGCTTGCGGAGTTCTGACGCCTCTCTGAATTTGGCATCTGCTCCTGCTGCCTTAGCTGCATTCGCTTGCAACTCCGATAGGGTCATCTGTACTGCTTTACCATCTACCGTCACCTCATACGTCTCCGGGGTAGCTGGGGTCTCCGGTGTCACGGGTGTCACAGGTGTTTCTGTTTTTACCTCTGGTTCTACTGGGTTTGTTACTGGGTCTGGCATCTGTATCTCCTTTCTTAGGTTACATCATGGGCTCCATAGGCATGTCCATCTGTTCAGGATTCATGCCGCCTCCTTCTTGTCCCATCATCTGTTCGAGTTGTTTCATCATACCATCTTCTTCTTCTGCTGCCTGCTCTGGGTATGGCATCCCTTCTGGAAGCTGTCCAAGTCCGGCGAGATGAGCGTGCCGGTGTTCTACAAACTTATTCCGTACTGTAGGTTCCGCCAGATAGAACTCCGGGCGGGCCATAAAGCCATCGAGTACCATCAGGTGAACCTGATGCATATCAGTATCCGACACGATTACTGGACCTGGTTCTTTACCGTTTCCAAACAATACCAGGTTCTCCAGCATGGCTCGGCGGTAGTTTTGCCACTCTGCCTCATTACCTACGGGGAGGTCTAATCCCTGTTTACGGGCTTTTATGCGGTATTCTGTCATAGTAATAGCCTGCATCTGGAGGGCCTCTTTGAGCTCTGCCTTCTGTTGTTGGACACTTTTTGGCATCTCGCTACCCACAGTCAGGCGGACTTCATCTGGGTGGGGTATCGCGTTATTAGCTAGTTGTACCGCTCCTGTATTGGGATCGAGTACCACCCCGGCCAGGGCATCATCCAGCATGGAAATAGAGACTGTACGGGTTGCGTCCCACATATTACGAATCAATCCCAACATAGCCCGGTAACATCCACTCGTAGCACCCGCCACACTCTTAGCACTTGGTGAAAGAGGGATACTACTAACCTCGTAGAGGAATCCGAGACCCGCCGAACTATCTACTCTACCGGGGGCATCTCCGCTCATTAGGTCTGTAGGCTGATTTGCCAACTTGTCGGAGAGGGTCATACCTACTTTGAGGACCTCTGTGAAGAGGTTACCCGGTTTGATGGGTGCCATGTTATAGGGTTTATGCTCAGGAGCCGTATAATCGGGTTCGTAACGAGCACGCTTGAGCCCGTCTGCTCCTCTAAATATCTCAGCTGGCATACCTGTGGTTGTGGGCTCTACTATGATGCCGTAGAGATCGTAGTCCTGGATGTTCTGGAATATCTTACCAATGGTGTATTCCATCTCTGTGTTCATCGGGATGAGCATATCTACAAAACTCCTGCCGTAGAATCCACCCACCTCTATATCTGTAGCTGTATATATCGGCATATGTATCTTAGAGCGGCTATGGTCATACCTACTCACCAGTTTGCCACCTGCGAATACTGCATACTCAGCAAGGTAGCCATCTGTGGTTTCGGTCCATACTTCCCACAGCTCCACGGTCTTGGTGTCTGTCTTGTCGTCTTTTTGTTTGGAGCCGGATGGATATGCTGTGGATGTCTTGAATGTACCGTCTACTGGGGGAGATGAGAAGGTTCCTGCAAACTTATCATCAGCAGGGTTAGGCATCAGTCCGATAGGGATATCTGTCTTTTTCATTTCGTTATATATTTTGGAGCCCGGAGAAGGTGCTCCCGATAGTGTCTTAACCGAGTCTAACGGGACTCTCCGGGTACGGATAATGCCGCGTCTACTGGAGGCATCGGCAATATCTACTGGGATCGGTATTAATTCCCACGGTGGTACAACCTCAATATCAAAGGTTTCTGCATCCTCTACCCACAGCACAAGACCTACGGTGCCGTATTGTAACAGCATAGGCCATATTCGGCGTTCAAGCTGGCGTACCTTCTCAGTGGGAAATGCCTCATCCAACACAACCTGTGCAATACTGGATTTACGGAGACCGTCTAGGGAGATACCCAACTTACTCACTGTAGGTGCCAAATCTATTCCGATCAGACGGCCCAGCTGTGACTGGTATTTACTGAGGATGTCCTCATACTGAAACTGCAACGTACCCGACTCATCCATATAACTAACCTGTACTGTTCCGTCCTGGTAGTTGAGTTCTGTAAAGTTACGGGCACCTCTCATATACCAGTGTACTATCCACCACTTCACTGCCTGGATGTTACGTTGTTCGGTTCCTCTACGTACGAGAGTCTCTGCTACTTTTTCCAGATCAGAAGCTTTCTTAGGTAACGATACTTTATAGGCCATAATACGGCTCCTTATCCTGTTTTAATGTTGACTGTTTTTGTATCACGCTTCTGTGGCGGTGTTTTAGGCTTTGCGATACCTGTAGCTTTTACACGGTGCCTATTTTGTTTGATTGTTTCAATCTGTTGTATTACCTGTTTCCTGCGTGACTCAAAGTTATATAACCATTTGGTCATACGGTAAAGACAGATACGACACTCAACAGCCAGACATAAAAGGATGATACATGCATATAAGATAATGTGTTCAACGTCTAACATGCGGTCTCCTTATAGTAAATGATCTTTGGTTTTTGTCGGTATTATACCTATTCTTTATGCTTTTGTCAATTAAAGCTTCCAGAACTTCTTCTGTTATCTGTGACATATTAACCCCACTAAGAATGGGTATGCCAGGGACAATAGGTGTATTGGTTTGGATACGTTCGGCGAGTGTCATTTGTCCTGGATCAATTATAGGACCTTTAGCACCACGAGCATGTATAACATACTGGCCCATTGCTACTGTATCTATAGCATCGTCAAACCGTAGTAGGGCAAGGTCGGGAGTAAACTTACGCGTCTGGTCGTAGAGAGCATCGAAAGGCCATCTTTCTGCAAGATGGGCGGGATA